AGAATACCTAAAAATCTATCAGTTATTCCCTGAATAAACGCAAATCGTAAATCGTTTGTAAGTGAACCAATGTCACCTGGATAAGTTACTTTAGTTCCTTTTACTGGAATTGACATCGGTGCTAGTGCAGGTAATGGCGTAAATACGGCAGATGCCCAATATCCACATATACCTATTGCAAATAATTTATAAGTAATTTCTCCTGCAAATCCTCTACCATCAGACATATTTGCTGCAAACGCTTTATTAATAGAATCTTCTAAAAAACTTTTATTTGCAGAAACTAATTTTGAACCAAATATCGTACCACTCATACCAACATTAGACAAATTATATGCAGTTGCAAATAACTCAGCAAATTGAGTAGTATCTTTGGGCAATGTACCTTCTATTGCTGGTTTTAATAGATTTTTAAATAATTCTTTATTCATAACTTATGTTTTATCTATTGCACCTTTGCCAGATGATGGCCACCCAAAACGGCATGACCAATATCTCGCTTTATCTCTTGGGCCAGGTGATTGACAATTGTGCCTTGAACGAAACGCTTTTCTACGAGTAGGGTTACTTTTCTTTATACGCATTGTTTTTTCACCGCCTTTTCCTTTATGTCCAAAGTTTACTTTTACTATATTTCCGTTTGGTTTTCTTACATAAACAGAAAATTTCTTTGGTCCACCTGGTGTTCTGAATGGTTTACCAAGTGAAACTTTTCTTCCACGGTATTTTGCTTCTGTTAAATTTTCTTTTGTACCTTCACCGAGTTTGAAATGTAATTCAACAATTGAATCACTACAATCAGTTGCAAATCCTTCTAATGTATATTGCGGATTTTGAATAGTTTCCTTAACAGTTCTATATCCTCCGCCTGCTTTTTTGTATGCTTTTACTAATGCAGCGGAAGCATACGCACTTGGCCATACCTTAAATCTTTTTTTAACACGAGATTTTATACTAGAGTATAATTTCTTGTTAGTTGGTACTGCTCGCTCTACTATTAACTGTTTCATTCTGTTCTCCATTTTCCAACTTTGCAATAAAGTTTTTTCTAAACTCTTCAAATTCCTTTTCTATTTTTTCTAATAATTCATCTTTACTTATTGGAACATTCCATTTTTCAGAATCACCGAAAGAATTAGCAAAATCTACTTTAGACAATTCCTCTGCTACTACATTTTTATCTCTCTCTGCTTCAACTAACCACGCTAATGCGTTTTCTTTTACTTTTCTGTTTTCATATTCATCCCACTTACCTTCTAAACGAATTTTATGTTCCATATCAATTGCACAATCAAAACACATTCCATGAATAGTTCTCATTTTTTCATCCAATCGCTTTGGCATTGAACAAGTACAAGTTTCTTTTGGACAATTTTTGAATGTAGTTAAATACTGATGTAATTCTTGTTGCCATTGTTTTCCAAGTTTTACTTTGTATCCATTCTTTTGTTCCCATTCATTTCCATCAGAATCAAACCATTTATCACCAACTTTTCTTGTTTCTGTATCTTCTAATTTTTCACCTACATAACCGATTTGAACTTTATTCTGACTATCGTGTTCACCTGCAAGAAGTTTTTTAACATCTTGTATATTCTCAATTTTTATTTCCATAACATAACCTTTTATTACTTTATTAACTTTTATCTATGATTTGATAAACTGTTTTTATAAATCTTTTCTTAACTGGATCATTTGGGCTATTACCCATTTCCTTGAAAAACGCATTGTAATATTTTTTTAGTGCGTCTGATGCATCAGGTGGTATTTCATTGTATTGTAACATTTTCAATATTGATTTATCAGTTTCCATTGGAAAATTCGATCTCATTTGTTCTACAAATTCTTCTGCATGAGCACCAATTTCCATAGTATCAGACAAATATGTTTTCCAAAAATTTGGATCATCTTGCGATAAACGATTATATGTGGTCGGCTTAATTGTAAAAGAATTTAAAAATTCCTTTACTCTTTGTACATAATGTATCAACTCATGTGCAATAGCAGGTAAAAATACTTTCTTAACAAATTCTGATATTATACTATCAACGGAAGTTTCAATTGAACCACGCTTTGCAAGTTGTATCTTTACAAAGAATGGAACAAATTCAAGTGTGAAATATATTGCAAATTCCATATTATCCAAAGGGTTAGCACCAGAAGTCCCCATCGAAGCACCGCCAGAGAACTCATCACTATTTGTAGAAAATTGTGTCAACTCAGAATTAAATTTTGTATAATTTATTTTATTGTTTAATTCATATTCTGAATCAAAATCGGTATCAAGTAAATGTTCTATTTCCAAAGAGAATCCTGCATTTTCTTTATCTTTACCATTTTTAAGACAATACTGTAAAACTTTTGTTATTTCAGGAAATTTGGCATCAAGCGAACCTCCAAGTTCAATATTAACAGATTGTAATTTAATACTATTAGAAATTTTTTCACCATATTTTTTAATATAGTCTTCGTTTCTAATCCAACGGTTTACAATTGATGTAATATATTGTTGATTTTCAAGTCCAGATTCGGTTTTAGAAACTATAATACTCTTAAATCCATTAAAACTAGAATCTAATCGTATTAAATCAGCAATTTCCGTAAAAAGTTCTATGGCAACTGGTTCTATTTCTTTCAATAAACCAGTCGGTAATGTTGCTACTTCATTTATTTGTTCTACTTCTTCTGTTATAACAGATTCAAATACTTTATCATATTTAATATCTTCAATAGTTATAGAATCATCATTAAATAATATATAATCATTCCAATTATTACTTATCCTATTTTTTAAACCATCAACGCCATTATTAAATAAAAATAAAGAAGCGTATTTATCACCACCTAAAATTCTTGATAAAGTTTTGTAAAATAACCAACCACTATAAGCAAACTTAACAACTTCATCAGAATTTTTACCATACCCCTTAATTGATTCTACAATTTTATTAACTATATCTTCTTCAACTGGATTCTGTGTGTCTATTAAAACATATTCTTTTTTATCTTTAAAAAGTTTTACTTTATATAAGTAATCACCGTACTGATTGTGTGGTATATTATCAGAAAAATAAAGCCCATATCCATATCTTTGTCTATTACTATCAACACTAACATTTGATATATCAAACTTATGAAGATTTTTTGAACTTCTGTGATAAGCTATTATTTCTTCTGTTATAACAGATTCATATACTTTATCCCAAAACTTTTTTGTTATCATGTGAAGTGGTCTTAACTCGCCTTTCTTTTTCTTTTTTACTTCAATCATTTCACCGCGTTTTACATTCATTCTTGCAACAACTGTATTAAAAATCTGAGCATCAAACCAACCAAAAATAGAAATAAAACGAGATTTTAATTCTGTTAGTTTAGCAGTTCTATCACCCAATGCTTTTTGAATATTTTCTTGATTCATTTGTCCAAAGCTGGGTATATTATAAACAACATGATTTGTAATTACATAATATAAATAAGGATTTTGAATATCTTTATAAGGTAAATTAGAAGCCTTATTATACTTAGTTAACCGCTTGAATTCATTTAATTTACCGATATTATCTTTTCCAACTGCGTATATAACTACCGTATGTGTTGAATCGAAGTCTTCTAATAATTCAAGTGGATTATAAGGATTTGTTGTTTTAATAACATTCTTTACATTATGACGTTTCATTATAGCGTTTTTTTCTGCAAACGTAAGTGGTTTTCTAATAGCGTCTTGCATATCATCGGTAACAATATACACACTATCTGAACCAAATCTACGGCATAATCTATCATATTCTTCTTTATGGTGCAAAGCCATTGGATTAAAAGTACCTGGATATAAAACAATAATCTGTTTATCTACCAAATCATTTTCATTGAAGATAGCAAGATTCATTTCTTTTATTAATTGTAATACTTTATTTTTCACTTTATGCATCCGGTGGATTTGGCCATTCTATTGAAAATGGGTTAGATTGGGTAGTTATATCACGTAATTCTTGACGATATATTTGCCATTCCGTTTGTTTTTGATTTACTAACGGTGAGTCTGCTAATTGTGTCCAATCAGACTCTAATAATTTTTCGTTTCTAATATTTCTAATTGAATTCCATTGCACATTTATATTGTTTTGAATTTCTTCTTCGGTTTTGTTACGAACTTTTTGATACTCAACAACTTCTGTTTCTTCAATTACAATATCACTGCCGTCATAAACCTGGTTTCCGTTAATATTTGCAGTAACAAATCTATATGGATACCAACCGTATTGTTTTACAGTCTCAGAATCTAACACATGAAAATTGGAAATATTTGCCCAAATAGTAGGAAGTGGACTTGGATTGCCTATAATTTTATTGTTTTCTACTAATATATAATCCATTGATAATTCCGATTTATTTGAAATATGATACAATTATAAATATGTATAATATTTTTTATTATACTATTTTCTCCCATACCAAAAACTTTATGTCAAATCTTCTTGGATACGGATGTTCTGCGACTAATCTGAATTTCTTTGATATTATTTCATCTACTTTTATACCGTCATCATCCCAATATATTAATCCAGAATTTTTTTCATCAATTCCAATTGGTATAAACCGTTTTTTCTCATTTACGGACATAAATTTACCACCCAATTTTAGAGAATTATAAATAAAATCAATATCTTGCTCCGGTGTTGGACTGTGTTGTATAACATATATTGCTGTAATTAAATCAAATTTATCTAAAAATTGTTTTTGTTTTTCATCTGATAACGGTGTATGTATAGGTATAAATTTTTTACTCTGTACATATTCTACTGCACTATTCAGCATAGGTTTACTAAAATCAAAACCATAAACTTCACACCCCAAATTACTTATAAGACCCTTTGGTATTCTACCAACACCACATCCAAAATCACCAACAACACAATAATTATAAGCATAAAAATTTTCTAATATCGTTCTAATAGTGACTTCTGTTTCCATATCAAATTTATATGACACACCCGGTTCTGGTGAAAGACATATATCTTTAGCATGACCAATATCTCTCGGATAAAATGCTTCAATAACATAATTCATATATTACCTTTTTAAAAAATCTTTCGTAGTATCAACCAATTCATTACGAATTTCCTCAAATATGTCTTCCCATACACCATATTTTTTTTGTTTAAATAGTGTAACTGAGTTATACCAATTTGATTTATTTCCAGGAACTACCCACGTGTAATACGGCATTATAGGTGTAACAACCCATGTATTTATCCCCATAGCAGCTGATAGATGTGCAACAGATGTACATGATGTTATTATTAAATCACAATCGGCTATTATATTCGCAGTATCTTCCCAAGAATTCATTGCATTCCGCATATCAGCAAATGGTAGTCCGTCTATACAATTTTCATCACGTTGTAATGAATAAAAAGTTGTATTTGGCGTATTATATAAATTTATCATTAATTCTGGTGGGAATCTTCTATGTTGTTCATCTTCAAATTTAGAATTTCCACTCCAACGAATACCAACTTTTAATGTTTGTTCTTTTGCAAAAAGTTTTTTTGGATTTTTTGATGTGATATATGGTAATCCATCTAAATCGTCATATTGCATGTTTAATATATATGGAGCAGACATTGCAGGTATCCAATAGTCATAATAAATGCCTAATACGACTTCGTTATCTATACAAATATATCCATGACGAGAAAATAATTCTTTTAATTCTGGCGTACATGATATTAAAACCCTTGCACCCATTTCTTTAAATATTTTAGCAAAACGAAAGTTAAGAATTTGATCTCCATAACCACCCTCACACCTGAAAAGGAGTGTTTTATTTTCTAATGGTTCATCTTTCCAAATTTTACCCGATATTGCTGGTAAGCCAAATACATCAATGTATCTACCATAATTGAAATATTCAAAAGCTTTTTTCATATTACGATGACGCATTTCATGCCAACCTAAATTAAAAAGAACTCTTAAATCATCTTGTGGCTGACTGCGTAGTATATCTTCGCTAATATCCACATTTCCATTTTGAGACGCTTGTAAAGCCATATCTAATGGATGCATTATTTTCTTTTCCATATACAAAACCTTTTATTAAAAAATACAATATAAAGATTTTTATCAAAAAAACAAAAAATTATGATGTTATTGCAATTACAGTATCATACGACCCACCAAAAGCAGCATCTTTTGATATAGATACGTTTGACCAATTTGTTAATGTTCCTATTTGAACAGGTGATGAACGACTTGTGATTCCACCATCACCAAGTTGACCATTAGAACCATTCCCCCAAGCCCACATAGTTCCATTTGTTTTTATAGCTATTGTTGTTGAATTTGCTCCAGTATAAACCGTTGACCAATTTGTTAAAGTTCCTATTTGGACTGGTGATGAACGGTTTGTGGTTGTACCATCACCCAATTGACCATAAGAATTATTTACACCCCAAGCCCAAAGAGTGCCATTCGTTTTTACACTCATGGTATATGAACCGTATGCACTCACCTTTGACCAATTTGTTAATGCACCAACTTGAACAGGTGATGAATATGTAACTGTGCTACTCAATCCCAATCTACCATTAGCACCCGCTCCCCAAACCCAAAGAGTTCCGTCTGTTTTTACAGCAACTGTGTGACTGTAGCCACACGTTACTTCTGACCAATTTGTTAATGTTCCTATTTGAACAGGTGATGAACGACTTGTGATTCCACCATCACCCAATCTACCATTAGAACCATTCCCCCAAGCCCAAAGAGTTCCGTCTGTTTTTACAGCCATGGTATAATCAGCCCCATGTGCTATTTTTGACCAATTTGTTAATGCACCAACTTGGACAGGTGATGAATATGTAACTGTGTCAGTATTACCCAATCCTAATTGACCATTTGCATTAGCATGACCCCATGCCCAAAGTGTACCATCTGTTTTTATAGCATGTCTCCAATCTGAGTTTGCATATATTTTAGACCAATTCGTCAAAGTTCCTATTTGAACTGGAGATATGTATAGTTTATACGGAATAGAAGTGGTTTCAGTTCCTAATCCAGTAGCTTCACCCATACCCCAAAGACTACCAGATGTATTTATAAAAAATGTTTTATTATTTCCATTTGATATAAATGAAATATTACTTATATTTGAAAGTTGTATTGGTGAAGAATATGATAAGGTTGTTAAAGCGTCATAACCAGCTGTTGATCCTCCACCGTAAACGTCACCCGTGGTTGTTAATGCTATAAATGGTCTATTAGTTGTTGTGATTTGGTATCTTCTCATCGCTGCTACTTTTGACCAACTTGTTAAAGTTCCAATTTGAACAGGAGATGTATATTGAAATCGGGAAGTATTGTATACATTACTAGTTTCATCATACAAATAATCCGTACTCTCGCCATTAAAACCGTTAGTACCCCAAGCCCAAAGAGTGCCATCTGTTTTTACAGCCATCGTATGAGAATTATCACACGTAATATTTGCAGTCCAATTCGTTAATGTTCCTATTTGAACGGGGGATGAACGACTTGAAAAATCTCCAATGCCTAATTGTCCAGAATTATTGTCACCCCAAGCCCACAATGTACCATCTGTTTTTACAGCCATGGTATAAAAATGTCCACACGATACCGATAACCAATCTGTTAGTGTACCAACTTGGACAGGAGACGAATATGTTGTAATTGTCTCATCTCCCAATTGTCCAGAATTATTTTCACCCCAAGCCCACAATGTACCATCTGTTTTTATACCCATACTATAATTTATTCCACATGATACTTTTGACCAATTCGTTAATGTACCAACTTGGACAGGAGATGATTTAGGTATTGTACTACTATCGCCACATTGTCCAACCGAATTTCTACCCCAACCCCACAGAGTACCATTTGTTTTTACAGCCATGGTATGACTAGTTCCACACGATACATTTGACCAATTAGTTAATGTACCAACTTGAACAGGAGATGAATATGTTGTTACAGAATTTAATCCCAATCTACCATTTAAACCCGCTCCCCAAGCCCAAAGAGTTCCGTCTGTTTTTACAGCTATAGTATGCGATGAAGCTAATGCCACTTTTGACCAATTTGTTAATGCACCAACTTGAACTGGTGATGATATATTGGAGTTTGTATTATTGATACCTAACTGAGCATTGAAATTACCACCCCACCCCCAAAGAGTACCATCTGTTTTTATAGCCATTCCAGTAAAATTAGAAGTAGTTATTACCGACCAATTACTAGAAGTGACTACTAATTTTAACCTTGCATATGTTGTGTTATAATCTAATTCACCATATCTTCCCAAACCCCACCCATATAATTTCGTAGTAGTTACTACGGGAACAGGAGGTGTTTTAGAAGCATTTATTATTATATTTTTAATCATAGTATAACCTTATATATTTTGTCCACCGATAAAACCCATGAAGTTAGTTCCACTATTCAATGAAATAAAACCAAAAACATCTTTTTTACCGTTTGTACTTGTAAGTGTTGGTGCAGTACCGCCTGGCCACAATATCGATGCACCCCATGAAACAACTCTCGCTGTTCCATCTGCGGTAAATATCAACACAAATGAACCAGCATTATTTGCAGCGGGTGGATTTGAAATAGTTAATGTTGTTATATTAGCGTTAAGGGCAACATCAAATACATTACCGTTTGCTAAATTCAAAGTTAATACACCAGGTGATGGTGCAATTGAAATTCCAGGTGTAGAAAAACGTTCTTCATAATCAATAAAGGTCGGTGTATTTAATGAGCCAGATAGAAATATACTACCCGATACCGTTACATTTTGAGTTAGTGTGTTTACAAACGATGCAGTTGATGCAAATGACGCTGAAGTTGCAAATGATGAACTAACGGCATTCAATACATAAGAAGCGGTTGTTGCTGTTCCTTGTAAAGAACCAGTAAATGATGTTGCATTCACTATACCGTTTACAAGAATAGAACCAGTTGCAATTATTCCATTTGTTGCTGTTATCGATCCACTATTAACGACTAACGCTGTGTTGTTTACTAAATTAGTACCAGAAATTCTTACTGTTCCACTATTAGTATATAAGTTAATAGACGATCCAGTTACCGTGATGTTGTTTCCTAGTGCGTATATACCAGTTGACAGACTTGCCGGTGAACTCGAATTTGCATCAAATGTAATATAATTAACATTTGCAATTGAACCACTTACAAATACTGATCCACTAATTGTAACATTTTGAGTTAGTGTGTTTACATATGAAGCAGTTGTTGCAAATGATGCAGAAGTTGCAAATGAAGAACTCACACTATTACGTACATATGAAGCAGTTGTTGCAAATGATGCAGAGGTTGCAGTTGTTTCAGTACCGGGTAAAAGACTAGTTATTTCATTCGTAGTTGAATTATAATATAAAGAACCAGATGTATATGATGATGCTCGAATTGGAGCAACATAAAAGCTACCAGTTTGATTAGCAACATAGTTAATCGTATAACTTCCACTTGCATTTATTACAATTGTTTTTGCAGGTTGACTATTGTATCCGGCGTTACGTCCAATTGCAATAGAATTCTCACCCAATGACAAAACACCTGCTTGATAACCAATCGCAACAGAGTAATTACCTTGGGCTGAAGTACCAGCTTGATAACCAACAGCGGTTGATCCCGTACCCTCTGTTCCGGCTGCAGCACCAATTGCAACGCCATACTCACCCTGCGAAGTTGCGCCTGCTGCGTAACCCATTGCAACGGCAAAATTTCCTTGAGAAGAATTTCCTGCATTATAACCTATTGCAATAGAACTCGTACCATGTGAAGTTTGTCCAGCATTATGTCCAATTGCTATTCTGTTGCCATTTGCATCTGATTGTACTTTTACGGTATTTGATAACTTAAATTCACCTGTATTTGGATTTATAGAAGTTGGAGTTGTTGTTGTATCTGCATATAAAGTTTTTCCAGAACCGGCTCCATCTACAAAAACTGGATAATAAACTGCATTAGTATTATCGTCGGTTATATTCATTGTACTTGGTGGTGGTACATTAAGTACATAAGACGCTGTTGTTGCAAATGAAGCAGACACTACCGTTCCACTTAAAAAAGATGCTGTTGATGAATTAGTTGCAAATGAAGCAGACACCACAGTTCCACTTAAAAATGATGCTGTTGATGCAAATGATGCTGAAGTTGCAGTTGTTGCAGTTCCTTGTAATGAACCAGTAAATGATGTTGCTTGTAGTGAACCAGTTATACCATACGAACCAGTAAGTTGTTTTGAATTTGTCCAAACGGAACCACTTCTAACCAATAAGTCACCATAAGAAGCGGTAGTTGATGTATCTAAAACATTATGCAGTTCATCTAATTGATAACCATTATCTATTTTTACAAATATAGAACCAACCGATGCATGAACTCGTTGAACAAAACCAACAATAACAGTATGGGTTGGAGAAACCGGTTTTGTTTGGGTATATCCACCATTCGTACTTAAATATAAAGTAGCACCCGCTGTTAAACCAATCGTATTTAATCCATTAACAACCCCATTTGTAGTAACGAATCCTTCTGTTCCTGCAAGAATTGTCTCTGTTATCATACCAATAGTATTCCGTGAACCTTCTTCGGCTGAATTTCCTGCCCTCTTAACAGAAATTCGATTTCCTTGTGAACCTGAAATATAAACTATTTCACCATCATTAAGAGTTGTTGCTTCTGCATTGTAAACTCTTGCAACTTGTTCTTGTCCTAATTGGAGTGTTACATTTCCACCTTTCAATCCTAAATCAAGTGTACCATCACCGTCATTCCAAACAAATCTACCAACTGCACCGGCAGCAGATGATGTTGTATAGAAGTTGAGATTATCAACATTGTTTATAGATCCACTCATGGTAAGTGAACCGGATATTATAGAACCATTAGAAGCAGTTACAGACTGAAGATGTGCATGACTACCACTTGCTACGAGTTTTTTCCAATTAGACAAAGGTAACTCCGTAAATTATATTAATACTTATAAATATTACTTAATATATAATTGTTGAAGTTTATAAACCAAATCATAAACAACTTGAACCTCGTTTCCCTTGAATGTACAATCGGAAACCAATTTTAGTAAAAACTCCAATTCCTCCTTGCTAAAGGGAGGAATCGGTGGTATATTATTATTTTGTTCTATTTTTTCGTTTCTATTAGCTAAGCCCATAAAAAACCTTTTAATTTTTTGTAACATAAATTTATTTATTAAGAATATATCCAAACACTATCATCAGCTGTGTTAATATACATCTCACCTTTACCATACTCTTGTGCACTAGGTGCGCCGGATGCAAGTTTAACAGTTGTTACATATTCCAATGCAGTAACTGATGTTGCATTTGTAGCAACACCTTTTGCAACTGCCCATCTACTGTCTCCAATATCATGGTACATTGCAGAACCAGATGCTAATGAACCCGATGAAGCAACAATACCTGCATCAAGTCCTATTGCAGAACCAGATGCTAATAATATAAATTGGTCTTCAATATTAACATTAGTAACATTAAGATTAACTAGTGTTCCGTTAACTGTTAAATCACCGGGAACAACCAAATGATTACCAACGGTAGTTGTTGATGATGCATTTCCAATTGATACAGTAGTTGCATCGGAAGTACCAATTGCAATTGTTGTTGCATTTGATTGTAATATATTAAATGTACCTGCTGTTGCTGTTCTGATATATGCGCCATTAACAAAAAGTCCACCCGCTGTTGTAACTGTACCGTCTGAAGGTTTAATTGTTAAGGTATTTGTAGCAACTTTAAGAGTTTCTGCACTTGTGCCTGTATTGTTTGTTACAAACGGTATCGGAAAACTAGTAGCAGCTGCATCGGTAGTAGTATTTATGCTATTTGCATTCGTAGCAAATGAAGAACTAACGGCATTCAATACAAAAGATGCGGTTGATGCATTAGTTGCAAATGAAGAACTTACACTATTGAGTACATAAGATGCGGTTGATGCATTAGTTGCAAACGAAGAACTTACACTATTGAGTACATAAGATGCGGTTGATGCATTAGTTGCAAATGAAGAACTAACGGCATTCAATACAAATGACGCTGTTGATGAATTAGTTGCAAACGAAGAACTTACACTATTGAGTACATAAGACGCTGTTGTTGCAAATGATGCAGAAGTTGCAGTTGTTGCAGAAGTTGCAGTTGTTGCAAATGATGCAGTACCTAGTAATGAACCAGTAAACGAGGTTGCACTAACAGATGTAAGACCGGTTATTGTACTTGCAAGTTGTAAAGAATCAGAAGATTCAACTGCTAAGTTAGTGCCTGCTAAATCAGTTAAAAGATTTCCATAGGTAGTAAATGAGTTAGTACCATCACTTGTGAAAAATTTATCACCGGATGTTAAATTTGTAATTTCAACAGTTGGAAATGTTGCGGTTGCTGTTACGCCGGTTATGTTAGTTCCATCGCCACTAAAAGAACCAGTGAAAGAACCCGTAAGTTTTGTTGCTGCCTGTGTAGTTCCAATTATTTGTGTTGAACCAACTAATACCCCAATCGATGCAGTAACTTGTGCAAGCTCTGCATTACTACCCGATACTATAATTTTTTTCCACGTTGCCATTTAATTCTCCAAATTAAATTTTTTGTTATATAAATAAATATGCGTTACTTGCAGAAATAACTAAACTTCCAGTAGAATTTATTACTGGTAATGAATTAGTAGACGGTAATACAAATGAACCGCTTATTGTAAGTGAGCCGGTAAACTCATGTGTATCATCGGTTGAATCCCCAAACTTGCTTGAACCCGATACTAATAGAGTTTGGTAATTAACTACCGATGAAGAAACTACATACGTTCTTGCAGTTATAGTTCCACCAACAACTACGTTACCGTCAAAATTACCATTTGTTGCGTATAAAGTTGCAAATCTTGGTGAATCCGATTCTCCTAACCCAAGAACACTTCTTTGTCCAGAACCAGAAATTATATTTGTTCCAAATAAATGTGTTAGAGTTTGAGTGGAAGATGAAACTAAACCAATTGGTTTACTTAGAATATTATTCCAATAAACAGAACCACTTAACTCACCACTTGTAACAAATCCCAAATTACTAATTTGTTGTGATGAAGAAATTGCACCATCAAAGCTACCACTAAATAATGGAGCTACTATTGTTCCACGTGAAGTAAGTGAGCCACTTAGAAATAAAGAACCTGTGAACTGGTGTGTGTCATCTATTGTATCACCGAATTGAGTTGAACCAGATGCTTTTATTGATTGAATATTAACGATGGATGATGAAATTACATAAGTTCTTGCAGTAAGTGTACCGTCTATGTAAGCGTTACCTAATAGTGTAAGTCCACTACCAGAAATATTGCCGAATGTAACATTATCGGAAGTACCCAAGCCAATTGAACTTCTTTGTGTGGATGATGATATAATTCCAGTTCCGCCTAATACTTGAACAGAACTTGATACAATTCCACTTGGTTTATTTACAAGTCCATTCCAATCGGAAGAAGTTATAAATCCAAAATTTTGTATTTGTTGTGAAGATGATAATGTTCCAAGAGCAACAATATTTGTTAATCCACTACCATTACCAACGAATGTACCATATACAGAACCAGTTATGTAAACTGAACCCGTGAACTGATGTGTGTCATCCAAACTGTTACCGAATATGTTTGAACCACTACTGAATGATTGTGTTACATTGATTACTGATGATGATATTATAAGTTGCCTTGCAGTTAAATCACCAGTCAATGTTAAATTGTTGAATGTAGGTGAATCAGTTGTTGCAAGTCCAAGAACACTTCTTTGTGCAGAACTTGATATTATACTAGTACCTACAAGGTTTTTAACTGTTTGTGCAGATGAAGATACAACACCACTTGGTAATGCTGCCGGTGAAATGGTTGTTAACTGAGAACCATCACCTTTAAAATAATAGGCATCAACAGTTCCAGATACAGCTAAGTACGTAACAAGAGACCCAGTTCCATCGAGGAGTGTAGAATCATCGGTTGGGTCAGTCTGAAGCAGCCTATAATACGATTCAGATACGTAAAGGCTGGTTAAATCTCTTTGCATACTTGGCAATTATTCTCTCTCATTAATTCCCATATAAATATCAATTATCTGAAACTAATAACCTTTTTTCTAATTCTTCTATTCTTTCCAAAAGATATTTTATTAATAAACTATGATACGCAGTTATTTGATCGGTATTAACAACAAGTTGAGTATCTTTCGGTGAAATAAATCCGTCATTATCTACTGTTTCTTCTAATCCTGTTTTTGGAACAGCACCGACCATGTGCTCAAATCCTGTTTTTATAAGTTGTTGAGCAGAATATCCTGTTTTTATTCCCTTATCTATTTCATCTTTCCATGTAAATTGAATTGAATCAACTTCGTTAATGAATCTAATTGCATCTGCTAATTTAATTTTACCAATTATATTTTTAAGTCTTTCATCCGACGTTGCATTAAATTCAGATGCTTGAATACGAGCAGTTGCAGTTAATGAATATGGATTTGTTCCAGAAGAAACTCCAGTTGATGTTGATGGAGAAAAACCTCCTATATATGAATAATATGCATATGCATATGTTGCATTAACACTACCAGTTATAGTTACATAATCGAATAAACCAGATCCAGTAAATGAACCTGTAAATGAACCGGTTGCGGTTGTAAGTTTAGAACCACTAGCATACACAACCAAATCAATACCATCCCATTTTAAGTAAGAACTACTTATAGAACCACTATTACCGATTAACACAGTAGAATTACTTCCAACCGCATTAAACTTAAATGAGTCTGGATTAGAACGGAATTCAAATCTGGAACCACTTTGATTAATCATCTGTACCGTTGCTTGTGGATAGCTAACACTTGAGTATGGATTTCCTTGCGTTATACTCCAACCATAATTTGAAGCAGTTAGTGGATAAAGTGTTGCCCATTCTATTCCTTTGTATCCGTAAGAACTTATATAAGAACCAGATTTTGAACCTGATATATTACCGTATAATTCTATACCACTTGAAGAATATGGTGCAACAAATGTAGAACCAGTAATTATATTATTATCACCAACAATGTATTGATTTCCACCCTCAATAAATATATTATTTACAGGCGAATCTATATTAGCCTCTTTGTAATCGTCATTAAAATACTTTATTACAAAATCCCAATATTCAGATTTATGATTTTGGTCAATCGGAACATATAATGTAGTTCTATTTGGTGTAAATCCCCTATCTATAACTTCTTCAACTCGTATATTCTGCAATATAATTCCTTCACTTATAAGGAATTTTAGTATTCCATTGCCATTATTAGCGGTATAAATTGGAATTGAAAAGTTTGATACAAAAGCAGAAAAATCATCGGTCGAAGTATCAACTCCCCCCAAATATTTTCCATACTCAGTATCGGCAAAAGTTGCACTACCACTCATATAAACATTTAATGTAGGAGTAGTTGTTATTTCTTTATCTATTAAATAATCAAATTTTAATAAGTACAATGTGTCATTGTATAGATTAAAAGCACTACTTCCAGTCTGTTCTAACATAATATACTGACTTGATGATAGTTCAGTTGCAGTAGTTATTGTTATACCACTAAATAAATTAGAAGAATAAAAAAATTTAGAAGCAGTTGGTGCAGAATTAATTGATGTTACATTCCAATAATCAATTGCAGATTTAGTTACCGATGTCTGAATACCCGCTCTTGTGAGATTTGTATAGTCTTTAAATTCACCTACATTGAAATCTATAAAATCCGATGAACTATCTATTAAAATATTATTTAGATTTACTCTATAATCATATAAAGTCTTATAATCAGATGCAGGATTTATTTTGCTCTTCCCCATCACTTTTATTCTTGAAACATATCCAGTAGATGGTGTGAGACCATCTATATCGATTTTAATATAATTTTTTATATTTTGTGTTACGTTTCTATCAGTTGATGATTTGTAGTAATTTAGAAGATACGGTTGATTATATGATTCAATTATATCATAATGTACACCGCTTTGTCCATAAACAACAGGACGAGAATCCAACTCCATCTGTGATGGTAGTTTCACAGAAACAACACTAGCACTATAACTAAAACTATTAGTCGATTCTGTTATATTAGGAAGATGAGTATTTGATAGATTAGGAAAAGATAAAATACCATTTTCAAAATCTTTAGAAAATGATTGAGAAGTACAAAACAGAATATTTTTTCCATCCAAATACTGAAATGCAGCACTACCACTTACTATAATATTTTTATCAGAAGTAAATTTTTCTTCAAGTATAGAATATTTTCTTTCACTCAATGATACGACTGGCTTGTATGTGTATATTATATCATTTCTATTCGGAGCGAGTAAATTTACATCAAGTTTATGAGTATAACGTACTAATTTATTTTTATCCAATTTAAAGGCGTTTTTACGTGTACCAATAAAAGTTATAGTACATTCACCTACGCTAACATCTTGATACACATATGCAGAAATTACATTAGATCCATTTATTTCCGCATAATATAAATTAGAATGATAGATGGTATTTCCGGAAGAATCTAAAATTTCAATTTCTATTGGATTTTCAGTTGATAATGTTTTAAAGTTTGGGTTGTATTTTATTATATTTTTACCAGCTGTAAAATAGCTTGGAGTATATGTTATATTAAAAAATGTAGGAGAATTCAATTCAATATCCTCGTAAGATACAGGTATTGCAATCAAACTTTTCTTTAATCTTTTATAATATATCATTTTTTTGTACTACCAATTTATTTTTGAAAATCCATTCTCTTTCTTAATTTCTATCTGACTATCCACCATATCCCTAACAACATCAATATGGGATATTAGAATAACGAAATCAAACTGAGTTTTAAGATACTCTAAAAACATAGAGAAACTCATTAAAACGCCAGAATCTAATGTTCCCAAACCTTCATCAATTGCTATAAAGTTTGGTCTTGGTAAAGAACAGACATTTATAAGTGCCGCTCTAATTGCTATAGATGAAATAAATTTTTCCATTCCACTAGTTAATTCAAGTGGCCAGAAGTTATCATCATCATACACTATATAAGTATTAATACTCTTACCATCTGTCTCAAAAATCACTTGAAAATCAACGATTTGAGATAAAATATTATTTGTTTCCGCTTGTATCTTCGGTAAAGCGTCACCTATGAGTGCGTACGGAATACCGTTTCTATTTACACATTTCAAATAATAATCATAAGCGAGATATTCTGTTTCAAGTTCTTTTAATTTCTGAATCGATTCATTACAATCGTTTATAATTCTTTCTTGTACTTTAATATCACCACTATAATCTATAATCTTTCCTTCAATTTGCTTTAACTCTTTAGTAAACATTAATTTAGAATTCTTAGAATCTTCTATAATTTCCATCAGTAAGGAATTTGTTTTAATAGATTCTTCATTTTCTTTATATTTTAATATTCTATTTTGAACATTTACCAAATCTTCTTCAAATCCTTTCAATGTTTCTTTATTACTATAAATATTTTTTTCTAAATTAAATACCGTTTTTTGATGAAAATGTTGATCGTTTTCTGACTTCTGTAATCTGTCTAGTTCAGTATAAACATTAGAATTTTTCTTGAATTCTTTTTCAAGTCCTTCAATTTCAGCAAGTAAATCATTTTTATCTTTATTTAATCCAATTAAACTTGATTCTGCTTTCTTTGCATCTTGAACAAACACATTACCAAGACAGAATTTACATTTTGGATCGTACTGATGATTCTTTAAATTATTTACTTTATCTTCACAATGTTGAATCTGAAGTCTTATATTTCTCAAATCGGATTCATTCTTAGAAAGTTTTAACCTAATTTCATCAACCATCTTTCTACGTTCTAACAAATCTTCTTTGTTGAACTCAGAAAGAATTAGCGTATATCTATCAAGACTTTCATTCGCACCTTTTAATTCATATTCAAGTGATTTCATACCGCGAATAGTTTCATCTATTTTTCTATCAATTGAAATTTCTTTTTCTAAAAGTGTTTGTAATGAATTAGGCGATAAATTAGAATCTATTTGTATTAATTTATTTTCATTGTCTCTAACTGTACTATTCAACTTTTCTATTTTTTCTTCAATTTCAGATTTTTCCGAATTCAAATTCAATAAAATTGTATTTGCTTCATCACGTTTTGCTTCTGCACTTAATATCTTTGTTGAATAATCCTGTTTACTAAACTCTTTAATAAGTGTACTTACACTTTTGGAATCATCGTTTGCTATTGTATGTAATTCTTCAAACAATTCTAAATCTAAAAACTGAGCAAGTAAGTCTTTACGTTCACGCTGTGCCTTATCAATAAAATTAGTATTGTTACCCTGAACAGACATTGCAGTTAAAATAAAGTCATCGTATGTCCCCAAATACTTTCTAATTATACGATTTGTATCGTCTCTGTCCTCACCATTGAGTGAAACTTTGTTCTCTCCATCTAAGTACCAAAAGTTCACTACAACCTTCACAGCACCCTTCTTGTCCTTAGTTGCAACCCTTTCAATGAAGTAATTACGTTCACCGATATTAAAACTAAGTTTACAGTTGAAGTTTTCTTTTTTATTATTCATTACCTGAATTGCTCTGTATGTTCTTGGACATTTATCAAAAATACAATACATAAGAGCGTCTAACACAGAAGATTTTCCACTTGCATTCGGTGCGAATAAACCATAAACACCATTCATAGAATCAAAGTTTACAGAATTACCTTCACCGTATGAAAACATATTATCAAACTTAAAATAGTTTGGAGTCCAAATTAAATTTCTAACAACATCACTATCATCAACTTGCTTGTTTACGTTTCTGTTTATTTCATAAATACGTTCTAACAATGCAGTATCAGTTGGTAACTTATTATTTTTAATGTAATCAGAAATTAATGTGTTCTGATATGCAATATCTCTAATATCACCTAATTTATTGTGTGAAGTATTTCCTGCTTCCGATGAACCACCGACTCTTTGTACTTTAACATCAAGAACATTTGCTAATGATTTTATCTCGGTAATGACTTTATGAATGTCCGAATTAGATGTATTAATTGAATGTAAGCGTACGTAATTATTTTTTGAAAATTCGTCTGGTAAGTTTTTAATTTTTCCATCTTCAACCTCAATTGTGTGGTAAGTAAAATCATTTTTTATTTCTACAAACTTCGATGTACCATTGGTTAAATTCCATTCAATTACACCGTGTTTTAAGTCTTCCCCAAAGTTTTGTTGTATAAGTGAACCTGGATAAGCAAAACGTTTGTTTGAATCTAAATATTGAAATCTGTGAATATCACCAAAGAATCCATAGTCAAATCCCTCAAATAAATCAATAGTAACATCGGTATTATGTAACTTCATACCTGTATCTGTTTCTGCTGCATTAATCGCACCATGATAAAGAACTATTTTCTTTCTACCGTTATCTTCTAAATCCGATGCTTTAATAAAGTTCTTAGTATCATCGAATACTGAATTTACCACAAAGTCTACGTTACCCATTGGATAAACGCCAGTTTCTTTGAAATAAAATAAATTATTATTGTTATTAAATGAATTGAAAATTGGAGTTAAAGAATCCATTCGGTCTTTATTATTCAAGTTGCAATCGTGGTTTCCTGCTATAAAAAAAGTAGTTGCTATCTCAGATAAATTTAATAAAAAATTTCTCGTCATTTCTATCAGTTCTGGACTCATATCTGTTTTTGCGTGAACAATATCACCCGCAACATAAATCAAAGTATTTTTATGTTTACTAACAGTTTCACGGCAATAATCGTATAATCTATTAAATACTATTTCATATTCTTCATGGCGTTTATAATTTCTAATATGTACATCAGCTATGTGTATAACTCTATGTAAGTTAAGCATTCAAAATCCTTTGTTTAATAATATCGTATGTATCGGTCTTCTTACTGTTACTCTTGATTAAAGTAAATGCGTTGAATCCAACTTCGTTTACATCTTTTTCTTCTAAATTTACAATGTAAACATTTATTCCATTTCTAACTAAATAACTTGAAATGTTTAATGCATCTTTTCTTGCATCATTATCCAAAGCAACAATTACTTTCGGTGGTTTACGTAGTAATATTTTCTCTTTCAATAAGTTTGACATTAGTTTGCCGAAAAGTGGTATAGTGTTATATCTGGCACTAATTGCGTCAAACACACCCTCGACTAAAGTTATTGGTTCATTCCAATTAATAAATGAATCAAAACCAATAACGTCTTTACTCCATTTTGGATTTTTATATTTTAATGTATCTTCTTCAAAAATAGAACGAGAAACAAAAAAATTCAAATTGAAATTATCATCATACGATGGAACGATTATTCTACCAGAGTAAGAACCATTTGGGCAATAACCAATATCATATCTAATCATATCGGTTCTACTGATTCCTCGTTTTTTCAAATAATTTATTGCCTGCTTTAACTGCATTTTAGTTTGTATGTCTTTTATTTTGCCGTATTCATACAAACGAATAGTTTCCGATGGAATACTCAACTGAATTTCTTTTGTTTGATTTTGGTCAGGAACATAAAGTTTTCTAATCTTTATAATTTTATCCAAATCAGTATAGTAAGACCTATCGACTTTTAATTTTTTGAATAGTGATGATATATTTCTACCCTTAGCGTTACTCACCCAACAATGCCATACATTTTGTCCATCGTTAGATGCACTTAAATCTATTTCTAATTTTGGTTTGTAATGGGAAATGAACGGAGAGAAAAAAGAGTAGTTATTGCCAGAAGTTTTGCGTCCTTTACCAAGAACTTTTTCTAACAAATTGAGTAAATCATAATTTATCATAACAACACTTTTTTATAGAATAGTTTATATCACAAATATAATAAAAATTTGTGACAATTACAAACACTCATCCAACCATTCTTTTGGAATATCTTTCTTTGCCCACTTCCAACCTTTTTTATCACAATACTGAGCGTATGTGGTTTTACTTCCTTTGTATAACTTTGCATTTGGATTTTGAAATACAAATCGAATATCTATTTCTGAATACTGTTCAAATATTAAATCAAACTTTAATCTGTCAGTTTTTACCCAGCGACCTTTTGATTCAATATAAAGTTTATCACCTGTTTTCTTATTAAGAATAAAATCAGGAGTGTAGTTGTGTTTTGTTGCTGGTTGTATATAGGATATTTTATCCGTTTCATAACCAAATTCTTTTTTCGATTCTTGAAGTGAATCATTTATATTGTCTTCCAATCCACTTCTAAAACCATTCTTTATTGCTACGGCATTTCTTTTCATTACATATCAAATCGTACAATAATATTCATATCAACATCTTTTCTTTTCTTTATTGGATTAGCCAGTTTAGCAAGAGCAACCAATTCGTTATTATCGGTATAAAGGCCAATTGTTGTAATATAAGGAGTGAAATATGATCCGGTAACGTAATCTTCAACATATATAGATTCACTATCTTTATCTTTTCTAATAGAAGGATTCTGTGTAAAATTAAATTCAGATTTTCTTATTTTACAAATAATTTCAGATTGATAAAAAGTAGTTGTTCCTCTGAATTCGCCATCAAACCCATATGTATCGTTAGAATAATCAAGATTTCCAGTTTGTCCCATTAATGAATTTTTATATTTTGGTCTTGGATCCGATACAACAACAAGTCCTTTTTTATAAAAAATATTACCAACTCGTGAAGTCTGATATGCATACCCATTTTGTAAGCTATTATTTGCAAGATAGCCAATTTCGTCTGCTGTTATAACTCTATTATATACACGTATCTCATCTAAAGAACCAGAAAAAGCAAAAGTATCTATACCGTTTCCACCCATGTAAAAATTATGAGTGTTCTGTATATTTCTTGTTATTTTACTATACTTGGATGCGTTTAATGAACCATCAACCCAAATTTGTAAATAACTTGCACTTTTTTGACAAACAACATGATGCCAAGAACGAGTTGCTAAAACACTTGATGTTAATTCACTTGTTTCTAATGCAGATGATTGTTTAAAGACTAATTTATACGGAGACGCAGAATTAGTATTTGTTATTGCAATATCAAACGGATAACGATCAATTGATTTCGTAACATCTTTATTAGTATAAATTAGCCGTGTTTCATCTAATGTATCTATGTTTACAATTCTATTTTTACTAAACAAAGAATTATATGTATTGATGTTATTAGACTGACTTATTGGTACATTTATCCAAAAACTAAAAGCAAAGTTTTTATCTTTACCAAAATTGAAATTTTTATGATTTTTTACTTCAAAATAGCCACCATCTAAAGCAACGGATACTCCACTTGACTGTGATGTGTCTGTTGTTGGTATTCCTGGTTGATATGAGATTTTTTTAGGATATATAATATCTATATCATTTCTCAACGGGGAAGCATCTAGCAGATAATCTACATTTTTATTTCTAAAATAATAATCTCTATATTTTTCGTTAAATCCAACATACAATGAAAGGTAGCCATTATCAATGAATTTAGTTTCATCAAATGTTGTATCTCTTAAATTACCATAGCCATCATCGACCAATGTATACTGATAAATAGAAGAAGTACTTTGGTTAGTTATTCTAAATGAGTTTTTTTGTATTCCTTCACCAAACACTTTCATCGGAATAGTCATCATAGAACCAGATTCAGATAAATCGGTAAATGTATTGTAGTCTGTTATATTAGTTGGTAGTTTATTTTTATCATAATCAGTATAATAATTATGGTCCAAGTAATACCATAGAACTTTTGGGTCAATACTTTGTGACACATAATGATTTTCGTATAATGAAGAAGAAATGTTCAGTATTCTTCCAATATATTTATGATTCTCTGGATATAATACACGATAAACTTTTATACCCAACTTACTATACAAATAGGCAGAATTATCTAATGTATTTATTTTCCAAAATTTATTTGATTCAAATGGCGTAACCGTATAGTCCCCTCGCTTTAAGGACTTATTACATATACTTAAAATATTTCCAGTTTGGAATAGCATATTAATTCAATCTCACTCTTATTTGAAATACGTGCTCATCATCTTTTGTTTTTAATATTGGCTTTGGTAATTTACCAATTGCAACCAATTCATTTTCAAAATTGTACAAACCGATAGTTGTAATATAAACTCTTGGATTTGAAGAAAAAGAATTATATTTTAATTTGTTAGTAGTAGAGTCTGTATAAGTTGGATTCGTTGAATAATTAAATTCGTTTCTGTCTACTCTACAAAAGTATGCTTCAGATATAGTTGTTGTTGTTGAACGTCCAAATAAAGATCCAGTTGTTTGTCTTACTACGTTTGGACTACATGAACCACTAATAGAAACAAAAAGTTTTCTCATATTATCACCATCGATAGATGCAGTAACGGTATTAAAAGAACATGATGTATCTAATACAGTACCGTCTAATATAACAAAGCCAAGCCTTGGAAAAATCATTCCCCATGCATCATCAGTTGACTCGCCATAAACACCATCGATTAATGAACCAGAAACTAAATAATAATAATCTCTTATTTCACCTTCGTTTAATGTTTGCTCAGAACCGTCTCCACTATCATCAATCAATGAATAAATAACACTTGAAGAAGGATTTGCATAAAAATTACTTCCAGTATTTACTAGTTGATTTGCACTCGAAGATAATGGTGATAATAATAATTCAAAATTACCTGGATCTAATCTATCTTTGATTAAATTAGTATCGAAATTTAATACATAAAAATAATCACCATTCTTATCATTCTTAAACTTAAATTTTCCCTTATTTGTATCAAAGCAATTCAACATATATTGTCTATATAAGGATTTAGCAGGTACTAAATCTGTCCATTTATCTATTATGTACGATGAACCAGATCCAGAAATATGAGCGTAACATACATCGAGTATATGTTCTGCATTTATAGTATTTGGATTTTCTGAATAAACTGGTAAATAATATTTTGAATGACTATAAGGTGTTGAACCAGTAAAAAAATTATTTATTTTTTCAGAATAGCACTCAAACAAACCTGCAGACTTATATCTAAGAATAGGTTTACTATAATCGGTTTCAGTAGATATTCGTTTATATACTAAATTGTTAGTAACCGTATTTTCAGTAGAACTAATCGGCACAGTAGGTGTGGGTGGTTTTATAGTAAACGATACACCAGTACTATTAATTAATATCTGAATGTATTCCCGTGAAGGAAATCCATTTGAAATCTGAAACAGTAAATATTCTTCTATCAGTTGGAGTGTTTTTTTATTTATTTCAAAGCTATGCTTTTGCACAAATCACCCCTTTAAAAATTTAGAAAAAAGTATTGGGGTATTGATTCGTGTGTTTGGTAACTCATCATTAATAGATGTATTTAATATAGTTGTATCAACACTTTCAATTTGTCTATCCAACTTTTGCTGTGCTTCTTTAATTAAACGTATATAATACTGAGCAACATTCATTTTATTAGAATTGTTACTAATATGAAATAAGTGGTTTGGTGTTTTATTGTTTGAATCCACCGATAATATAGATAAAAATAATTGCTTAGTATATTCTGAAATATCATTACTATCAACCACTGGTGGAAAATCTGACATCATTGATCCAGACATAATATCGATTATTTCTGTTTCGGTTATCATGTTACCAATTCAATCTTATTTTTATTAAAATATCGTTTTCTTTTGTTTTCTTAATAGGTTTACTCAACTTTGCAATAGCCAATAATTCTCTGTCTTTATTATAAAGACCAATCGTTGTAATGTAAGTCATAGGATCATTTATAAAACACGCATTCTTTATTTTACCTATGTTAGCAGAGTCATCATAAGTATATGTTGGATTGTTACTATAATTAGAATCACTATTTGCAACTCTCACGAAGTAATGATTTGTAGTTTTTCGTGTAACACTTCTTGCTTGCATTGGATAACCCATTGCAGCAGCACCACTTATTGAAGTAAATAACTTATAAGAATTGTCACCTAAAATATTACTACCAGTAACAGTATTAAATGTCAAATAAGAATTTAATTTAGAAGAATCTAATACTATAACACCGAGATTTGGATATACTTTACCATAAGTTGTAATCGCTAAGTTAGTATATATACTACCAGTACCACTAGAATGTACACCAGAACTTATACTTCCACTAACAATATCATAATAAGTTGTTTCTGTGTCTGAACATACCGTATCACCAAGTATTTCTGATGAATTATCTATAAGTGATAATATAATTGGAGTTGAACCTGAAACTTTAACCTTACTACCAGTATGTTGTGAATTCACTATTCCACTACCAGAAAGTGCAGCTAAATTTATTTGAAAATTACCAACATTTAATTGATCGCTTATTCCGTTTCTGTTAAAGTTTATAACGTAAATATCATTGGGTGTTTCAAGTGTTCCACTATTATAGAATGAATAATATTTTTCTGTAGATTCCATTGATAACAATCTATATTGAGAATATATCGCTCTCGATACACTATCACGATTATTATATCCAGTTGCTAAAGAACCAGATCCATTGTGATTACCGTAAGTAACAGCAAAATAAGGCGTCTTACCACACGTATCACAATCAGTTACTTCATAATAATATGCCGTTGAAGCAGTATATTGTGTTGAACTTGTATAATAACAATCAAGTGACGCTGAAGCACCAAACAATCCACGCTTAGTGTCTTTAACCACCGCAGTTAAAACGTCAGTACCAAATAAAAATGGATGTTGTACTTTATTTGCTTTATCAAAGCAATCGTCTTTTTGTCTTGTTGCACCTGTCAATTCTTGACCGTCTGTTAATCCGTATGGATTTCTTGCTATATCAGTTGGTGCGGTTGGTTTAGTAGCTCTCTTTCTTTCTTTCTTACGTTTATAGTATCCGTCACCTAAAATTGGGTGATCGTACGATAATGCTGGATAAGTAAGGTAATTTGTTCTGACTTCAATCTCTGTACATCCACATGGATTAGTTGGATCTGTCTTATATTCAGTTTCAAAGTCTTTTGTTATAAATTGTTCACACTCACCAAATGGATTAAATTGAATACTATCATACGCAATAAACGTACCGTCATCTGGCTGTCTGGATGGTATATTCAAAGCCATAACAACTTCATCTAATGCGTAATAATAACCATCAGTTGTTGTTAAAAATTTACCAGTATCGCTCTTTAATGCAACAATTGGAATTGAGTTTGGTAACTTACCATTTAATGCATCTAACATATACTGATAACCAATATCAGACTCTTTTCTATATGGAAGTTCTTGCTCAGTTATTCTACACTTTATTTTAAAAATACGAATTCTTTTTCTTTTTACTCCACGTTGAAATCTAGATAAAATACCAGTTAAACATGGATTTGTTGGTAAAGCTATTCTTGTTTGAATTAAAGAACCATCATCAAACGCTTCAAACGCTAAGTAAGGAGAATATCTTGTAATACCTTCATTGTAAATTGCAAGCATTAATCCAGTATCATCTACATAACCAGGAGTACCATCTCTCTTTTTGATAAGACCGGCAATGATAGGATAATCAACATAGCTAGATTCAAAAGTCTCGTTCGATAACTCAGAATATACTGCCCAATATTCTCTATTGGCACAGTCGTTAGAAGTAGCAGGTGGAACACCACTACCCCCACCACCTTGTGTTGCTGTACAATCAGATACACCAGACGCTCCTGTGCATTTAGCGTAAACAGCACCATTCTCTGTTTCGACTAGCAACCCACCACCAAACGCATTAGCATCTTTCTTTATGTCTGTGTCTGCCAAATATACTGCTTGATTCAATAAGTGTTCTAACTTACCCATAGCACCGGAATTTACTATATCTGTCTTCCATTGATGTGTGTGATCTATTTCTCTAATCTTTGCATCAAATGTAAAACTTTTAGGACTTGCAGCGAGCCATGCTGCACAATCTGTTTTCCAGCCATCTACAACAGGATTATTATTAACAAATACTTTTATATTATTTTTTAAGTTTTCATTTATATATTCTAAATCATTGAAGCCAGCAGCGTCAGTAACATTTAATGCTGTATTTATACCGGCGGATACTTCATCAAAATCATAATAATACTGCCAAGTAATTCTATCTTTATTTGGATTGCCTGGACAAGCATCCTGTTTGTAAGCGATTTTAGAAGTTGCTACTATTTTATCGGTTGCAATCAGTTCTGGAGTTGGGAATAAATTTTGACCTGATGTAGAACAACATCTCCAAATATCAATATATAATTGACAAGGTCCAGGTATTGTTACTCCACTAATAGAAGCTTTCTGTGTAGTTTGCTTTTGTTTCACCGTAAACGTATATCTACATGCAGCAACACCAGTTGTGGAAACAGCACCAGTTGTGGAAACAGCTCCAGTTGTGGAAACAGCACCAGTTGTAGAAGCAGCACCAGTTGTAGAAGCAGCACCAGTTGTAGAAGCAGTACTAGTTGTTGTACTAGTTGTTGTTGTAGCTACGTATAATGCAGGAGCATTTAAAAAATTTGAAATTAGTCTTTTAGTTTCGTCATACGATCTAATACGTAATGTATCATTAGTACCCGCTATTCCTGCTGGAGATGTCAATTCAGGAGAATTTATTATATTAACGTACTTGTCATATAATGTGGCACCAGAAATTACTCTTCCAAACAATAATATTGATTTAGTTGTATTTGCTTTCAAATAAGTAGAGAATGAACCAAGAGTCTGTGCTACTAAATTTTCATTATCACCTACAATTCCAGCTGATTTAGTTCGCCAATATTCGTCATAATCAGCCAATAATGATGCTAAAGGAAGCCAAGCGTACGAATCTCTCACTATAATGTTAAGAGTGTTTCCCTGACCATCATCTGGTGTATATCCCTGTGTAAAATTTTCAAATGTTTTCGCTTGGTCAAACTGTGTAAGCCAGTTTAGATAATTGGTGTTAAATCCACCCGTTGTTTCTATAGTGGGCCATGTAGTATACTTTGGAAAAGTAGAATATGGTTGATTAGCACCATAATAATTTAATGCACTAAGTATACTATTGGTGAAACCATCAAAACTACAACAACTATAAATGGCCATAATATATTCCTTAGTAATCTAATTTAACTTTAATAATAACTTCTCTATCAAATGATTTTTGAATTGGTTTACTTAATTTTGCAATAGCAAGTAAGTTTCCTGAATCATCGTATAAACCGATAGTAGTTATATAAACTTTTGGATCTTCTCTCATTCGTTGGAATTTTATTTTGTAATTTGAATCCAAGAAACTTGAATTTGTGGTGTAATTATATTCATTGGAATATATTCTAACAAAATAATATGCAGAAGAAACCACTTCACTCGTTCTACCTTGAAATGAATGTGTAGTTGGACTATAAGCAATAGCACCACTTACAGAATTAAAGAAACGATAAGCACTATTATCACCCCACATAGATCCAGTATATGTATTTTGAGATACAGTTGGAACGTAAGACCGAGATGTGTAATATGAAGCAGAAGCATCGAGTGCTTTACCATTTAATACAATAACACCATTATCTGGATAGAATAAACCCCAAGGTGTATTTGCATATGTACCAGTATAAAGACCGTCTTTCAAACTACCACTACGAACACTATACACTCTACCGCCCTGTTGAGCCAACGCTGTAGTTGAAGTACCAGAATCATCTATTAAAGTAATAATATCAGCGTTGGATGCTATACTAGCAGAACCCTTTCCAGTCAATTTAGAGAGTGACAACTGCCATGTATTTGTATCCATTCTATCTTTAAATCTTGAACGGTTTACATTTACAACATATATATGTTCCGATGTTTGAATTGTACCATCGTTGTACGGAAACTCAAATAAATCAACACCAGAGTTAAGAAGTAATCTTTTATATTGTGAATAAATTGCTCTCGTGGGGTAATCATAATCTGAAACATTGTAAGAACCAGTAGAAGAACCACTACCTGGATAATCACCATACGTAAGACTAAATTGAGACTCAGAACCTTGTATATACGATTGTGTATTGTAAACTTCATAGAAGTATCTTTTTTGAGTATTGGATTGTTCAGAACTCGTATAAACACTATACAAACCAAATGAATTACCAGACCATAACGGAGCTGAAACCAATTCTCTTGCACTTATATTTTTTGCATTATCTGTAAACGACTTATAAGTATAATTTGCCATACCTTTTAATACTCCAATTTAACAGTAATTGATAATTCGGTATTTGGTGTTTTTAATACTGGTCTACTCATCTTACCAACTGCCACTAAGTCATAACCGCCAGTATTATTCTGTACGTACAAACCAATAGTTGTTATGTAAACTTTAGGAGCATCTACAAATCTTGTATTAAGAATTTTACCTTGCGTAGTAGACAGTTGACTCACATACGTAGGATTATTAGTATGATTGAAAGAATCAGTTGGTATGGTTACAAAGTAATATAATTCATTTTTGTTTTTAACTGACCTTGCGGTAAATCCAACTGGTGAAGAAACTGCCGCTGCACCACTTATTGCTGTAAACAATTTATAAGCATTATCACCTGCAATGTTACTACCAGTAACCGTATTAAAAGAAGCAGATTGATTTAATTTTTCTGCTGATATTAATAGTGTTCCTTGACTTGGAAATACTTTACCATAATAATGTGGGTTAGTAGAGTTATATATACCGTTGGTTAAACTACCACTAACTAAATGTCTTACAATTGAAGTTTGAGATGGGTATTCACTTGCATCGTTCAAGTCATTAGAATCATCTATCAATGATATATACTTTTGTGTTGCACCTGAACCTGAAACTTTAACCTTACTGCCAGTATGTTGTGAATTCACTATTCCACTACCAGAAAGTATTGCTATATTTACTTGAAAATTACCTGGATCTAATTTATCACCAAATTTATCTCTATTAATGTTAATAGCATAAAAATCGGTCATTGCAGCACCATTAGAACTAGACATAATTAGTCCAGTTTCATTGCCGTCTAAACACAATAATTTATATTGTGAATAAATTGCTCTAGCTGCAGTATCATTTACATCACCACCTTGATTTATAGAACCAGAACCACTAACATGACCGTATGCTACTGAAAACATTCTTTCATCGTTACATGATAATGAAGCAGATCCCCATACTTCATAATAGTATTCAAGTGATGCTGTATTTTGTGTTGAACTTGTAAAAAAAGTTAGAAGTTCGCCAGTATTAGTTTCCCATAAACCACGGGCATAAGCAATTGTTTTTGCCGAAGGCGCTTTTCTAACTGAACCAAAATAACTCATAGTGTATATCCATTTATAACTAAATCAATAAAATATTATTTTTAATTTTAAGCAACTGCTTGTATTGTAACAGGAACAACAACTCTTGAACCGTAGATATTATGTGTAATAATAATTTTAGTTGTTTTTGGTGTAGAGAATGTTGTTGAATCATACGCTGCTTTTAATTTGACTAACGGAGTACTAGTAACATTTGACCAAGTTTTTGATAAACCAGATGTTCGCCCTGCTCCAATTTCCGTTATATCTAAGTATGTAGTGTCTAACAATTGTATG